TAAAAATAAAAAACCCGTTGATATTTCTATCAACGGGTTTTTTGAGGATTCTATCAACTTAGAGATAGAGGCGACCAGCAGTTTGAGCAACATTGTCGGTACCAAGTCCCTTAACGATGATAAGGTGATAGTATAAGCTCGCACCGAAGATATGATCGACAACACCATATCTAGTCATAAGACCAACTCTTGGAGAGAAGTCATTAGGACCGATAGTGCGTTGAATCATAACCGGAATATACGGACAATATACAATGCCTGTATCATAATATTCAGAACCTTTGTAACCTAAAAGTGCATACTCAATTGCATCAGCTTGGCTTCTTGCGCCAGCAAGGAGTTGAGCTTCGGTACGAGTATCACGATAGATGGTGAAACGTCCACCAACAGTACCAACCTTGGCAATACCAGTAGGTTGAGTGTTGACGTTGCCGTTTACAGGCATCCATTGAAACTCTGGTAACATCTCCAAGATTGTGCAAACGCGAGGAGTGGCAACAATGAAGTTGGCAGATCCACGACGGTTACGGATTGCGATGCGGTTAGCCTCGACAATAATCTTGCTGTAGAAGTCACGGTTGCGTTCGCCGAGCCAACGGGCATCAGCGGAAGCAGCGTACCAGAAACTATATCCATTACCTTTACCTGCATTAAGAGCGATCTGGACCATTCTCATGATCATTTCACGGTCGATTTCGGCCTGAATTTCATAGCTCATGGCATTTGTTAATTCAGAATCAACATCGAGGCCGTTCATGTTCTTCATGTCCTGCTCAAGTTCAACAGACCAGCGAGCAGCAAGACGACGAGTCTTGGCTTCAACAGCTGTTTTAGCGAACTCAAGAGAAACTTGAGGAATATTTCCAGTCAACTCAAACTGACTTAAAAGTTGTGCAACACCTTGATCTTCGGAAACGAACTTAAAGTCGTTTGCACCTGAGAGGAATGCACCACTAGTGCCAGTAAAGCGGGTATCCAAGGATTGATAACCGAGTTCAGAACCATTGTTTTGACGAGGAACCCCGTCATTTCCAACAGTTACAGGACCAAGTGAAGAGTATCCGTCTAAACCTGTTCCACCTAAACTTGCGGTATCATACTTGTAGCGCATTGCGAATGCCAAACCGACTGGACCAGCCATAGGCTGAACACCGACGATCTCATTAGTGATAAGCTCAGGGAATGTACGACGAACCATAGGTATTAAAACCTTTGGAAGACGAGCATCACCAGTTGCATAACTATCACTGTTGGAAAGACCAGTTTGGCCAGGAGCACTTCCACCGTAAACGCCACCGAAAACTCCGGCAGTATTTCCAGCTTCTTCAATGCACCAACGCTCTTGGTTTTCCATGAGAATAGCCGTAGCGAGACGAGAATGCTCGTCTTCGATTGGCTTCACACGATCTGAACTATAGTTCAAAACCGGTGCCCACTTTTCTAAGAGTGTGTTAGCACGACCTTTGTCGATAAATCCTGTTGAGGGTTTGATTGTATTCATATGCTTTTTATTTTACCTTTCTTTTTTTGGATTATGTTTTTCTAGAAAAGAACCGTTCTTTTCCACAACTTTAAATTTTTTATGATCTTCTGAGTTCTGTTAAGTAATCAGTAACAGGATTAAAGTCCTGAGTGTTTGTGTTTACTGATTCTGTTACGATTGAGGTAGGAACTTTTGCATCTTTTGATACAGATTTAGTTCTTGCTTGTTCAGCAAGAACAGTTCTTTCTTCATTTTCGTCTTTCTCAAACATTTCCACAACATAATTGAAGTTTTCTTCAATATATTTTGGGGACTTGTCACATAAAATTTTTGTTAAATACTCTTTCTTGGCTAAAGCCATTCCCTTTGTTTTCTTTTCAAGAAGGAGTGATGAGTTTGCTTGTTCTACAAGAGTAGAAAGTTTTGCATTTTCATTATAAGATTCATTTAATTTTTCTTGAAGTTCGTTAATTTGACTATTTCCCTTTTTAAGAACTTCTTTAACATTTTCATTTAGTTGCTCAGGATCAAGATTAAGCATATTCTTGATTTTCTCCAATTGAGTTTTGGCATGTGTGTTTGCAACTGCTTCTTCCAATTGTTTAACTGGCATTTGTTTTTCTAAATAAAGATCTAAATAATTGCTGATTTGGTCAATTAATTTATTACTAAATTGTTCAGCTTTTTCATTTAAAGAAGTTTTATAGAGATCAATAACTTCTTCAAGTTTTGCTGTATGGTTTTCATTGATTGCTTCAACTACTTGTTTTAATTTATTGGTGTGATCAAGATCCAATGCTTCAATTAAATTCTGAAGTTTTTCTGCATGTTCTTCGTCTTGCTTTAAAAGAGCAGATTCTAATTGCAAGGAAACTTTTGTTTCTGTTTTTTCATTTACTGCTTTTTCGAAAGCTTCTGCGATTGCTGAAGCTGTTTCTTCATTAAGAACGCTTTGATCCAAATTTTTAAGAATCGATGAGATATCCATAGTTATATATTTTTATTTACCTTTCTTTGATACAGTTTTCTTGTTTTTTTTACAATCACTGCAATGTTTTTTGTTTTTTTTGCAATCATCGCAACAATAATTCTTGTCTTTTACAATTTTTTTAACTTTTTGTTTTACCTTTTCAGTAAGAATTTTTTGTAAGAGAATATCTGCTTCTGCATAATTTTTTTCACAGATATGTGTAATGAATTTTGAAATAGCTATCTTCATATATTTATTTACAAACTTTTGAGTGCATTAATGAATGAAATGACTTGTTCTTTCAAATAAAGATCTTTATTGTTTCTTGGAAGGTTGCTGATATTTTTTTCAAATCTTTCAAACAAAGGTTCAAAACTACCATTTTCTGAAAGAATCCATTGTTTTGATTCTAGAATACCATTTACGAACGCAGTAGGAACAGATGGATCAGCAACAACATCAACAGCAACAAGTCTAAAATCAGAAACTCTATTGTATTGACCATCAGAATCAAGTCTACCCAATGCTCTAGAAGAAACACCTAGTTTAACTCCATCAAGAATAAGTGATCTAACAATTTGTCCCATAGGAGTTGAAAGAATTCTAGATTTTCCTTCAAAAATATTTCCGTTCTGTTTTAATTCTGTCACCATATGACAGATTCTTTCTAAATTGATTTCAGGACTTTGTGGATGATTGAGTTCTCCTGTAGATCTTTTTCCCACAATCATCTCGTTAGAATATCTATCGACTTCTTTAACCATTTCTTCTAATGGATAAATTCTTTTGTTTTTGTTAGCTTCATTAGCCATTAAAAATGGACCATGAATAAATAAATTAGAAGGAGAGTTCCTGTTTTTTTCTTCAACTAAATATTGAACTTCATAGGTTGGTTCTTCAACTAAAAGTCGATAAGCTTTATTCTGCATAATATATTATATTATTATTTACATTAGTTAAGTGTAATTTCATTCTCAGTTAGTATTAAAAATAAAAAATTATTTTTTTCACACCATTTTTTTGCTGCATCAAACTTAGCCATGTTCATTGCATACTGAACATTTTCGTAGATAATAGTTTTTTGTGATTTTTTATTTGATGCAATTGGTGGTTGTGTTTGCTTAAATGGTTTTACTTCTATTAATACTTTTTTATTAGTACCATCCTTCTGTTTTACAAGAGCTACCATATCAACAAAGTATCTATGTATTCTATTATCTAATGGAGAAATATAAGGAATAACAACAGATTCAGAACCCCATGTTATTACATTGGTATTATTATCTAACATTCTCATTGCATTGAGTTCCATTTTAGAACGATATACAATAGGAAATGTTCCTTTGTATTTATTAGGATTTAATGGATTGAATCTACCTTGTTTGTAGTTTGTATTTTTTTTAATTAATTTTGGTTTTATCATCCAACAAAGAATGCTGTTATTGGTTCCCTATCAATTAAGTCTTTTGTAATTTCTTCTTCTAACTGTTGTTTTTCTGCTATACCCTGACTCATTACATCTGTATAATTTACTGTTTGATTTCCAAATAAATTAGTTCCACTATATTTTCCTCTTACATGACCGATTGTAATTTTAGAAAGTGCCAAAACATATTTATAAATCCAAAGCTGACTAACAATATCTCTAATTGGTTTCTGAACATGACAACCAATTAAACCATAATAAATTTGTTGTGTTGATGGTTCGGGTATTAATTTTAAATACTGTGTTTCAGGAGAAAATCTAAAGTATGGTTTAAGTGCTAATAACTTTTCTCTTGTATCCAACCATTCCTTTAATGCATTCCATGTTATCAAATCATAACCAACATTACCTAAAAGATGACCAAAATATGCTTGTTGTGCGATTGTGTGTTCGATTGTAAAAAGAGTATTAACACCAGAATTATTTCCTTCCATGAATGAAAATACATCAATAACCTTTCTGTATTCGTCCATATCAAAATCATAAGCAGCACTTAATCCAACAGAATCAGTCATTATATCGTTTCTGTTTGGATTATACATTTCTGGTGTGACACTAAAAAGTTTATCCATTCTAAGTCCTTTACCTTTTTCGTAAAGGTCTGATCTAAATACTAGATATTCTTCTGTGGTTCCTCCAAACTTTGTAAAATATTCACAAGCAATATCTATGTTCTCATACATCTGTTCACTGCTTATTTCTACTTCAATTAAAGGTTCTCCTAATGATCTTCTAACCCTTTGAGCTAAATGATCATAACTTTTAATTTTTGAATTAAAAGTTGTGCTTCCATGAAAAGGG